GTTACATAGTTAATGACATAAAGTCAAAATACGCATTGAAACTCCGAAGAGAATAGCCCATCGCACAGGCTATTTTTCCCCAATAAAATTGAGGGCAGTTTATTATTTAATATCTAAAACTTACATAAATAGATAGGTACGTGATTGTAATGGGAATCTTACGTACCATCGATATAATTACTATAGAATAAGATGACGAAACAGGAAAATTAACCTGAGACCTCGTCTATAAACTATAAACCATTATGTGCCCCTAATTAAGGAGCTGTTGGTAGAGTTTGCTCAACCAGTGTTGGAACATTTACGAAAAAATGAAAATCGAAATCTGGTCCAATACCAAAGTATGCATCTACTCGAGGATCGTCACCATTCTGCCCATTATCTGGAGAAATTATGCCTTCATACCTGAAGTTATCAAGATCCGTATCATCTGCTATTGTGCCTAGGGTTCTATACCTAGTGCCACAGTTGCGGAATCGATATCGAGAATAATAAGGAATGACGACTGATAATCCAGTTTGGGTGAGTTGGTGTGTCAACGATTGCCCAGTAGCACCTGCTGATGTTAAATCGATGAGTCTTCTAATTGTTGCTGACCCTGTCAGCGACGTAGCCACAGTTGACGCACTGACATAGTCAGGCGCTGTAATAGTGTTTGGGAACCTCAACACTTTAGTTGAAGAAACTGGTGTGGTAGAGGCGGTATTAAACTGCCAACTTACCGATCCCCTACAACTACGAAAGCAACGAGCTATCCAGTTGAACGGCGTTGGATGAACGAAATTAAATGGTGCGGTACCCGCTCCAAGGATTTCATTAGCTGTGTGAATACCATTAGGATCAAAACCATAATAAACTGGTAGACGATTCTGCGTCATAGTAAATACTGAGTATCTTGAAGTGGTATCTGCACTAAAAACCGTAGGACCAACATACGAGTGTCGGCGCAACAATTGCTTTAAAGAAGTGACATGCTCACCCATGTGGATGAGATTAATGTCACGTGGAGCAACTGTGGGTTCGAACATTGGTGCTGAAATGGCACCTTCTGGATATGTAGATTCATCTTGAGATTGCAAAGGATAGTAACCATAAGCTGAACTGACCTCTTTAGGCGCAGCGAAATCCATATTTTCACCATACACAGAAACAATTCCCACAATATCTGCCGAAGCAGAAGGACTCGTCTGTTGGGTGAATACTCTTATGGATAATTGTCCATTATCAAAGTCACTATTTAATGCTGACAAACCGGAAGTGCCAAATCTCTGAATTGGATTGTCGGCAGTCTTCAAATAGGCTGTTCTCTGCAAATAAGGTATACGGATACGAATATCTGCGCATTCATTGAGATCTTGAATAACATTATAATTGGATGTGTTGGTATTGGAATTTGCTTCTAAACTAGTAGACGGATCCCATGTTATTCGGACTCGACCTCTATGAAACTTTGAAGCAATGAGTCTTATTCGAATCACTATATCGCCTCTCCAATAAGAAAAAAGTTGATTAACCATAGCCATTGGGGTAAGTGAATATTTGCGATCTGGTGTTGTACCTTCAACAACTAACAACGCTGGGGTGACTTTAGTGCCCCACAGGAATTTATTAGTTGGATCAGCAGCTGTCCATGTAAACGAGTCGATATAAGATTCTCGCCGACACAATGAATCAATCTGTAGTTCCTCTTTTTGAGTGATGCCAGTTACATGGCCATCAACAGTTAATTCATTCTTAGGATCTAAAGTAAGCTTCTCAATTGGTTGAGATATTTCACTTGAAGATAATGAATGGAAAGGTAAATCTTTAAATGGGCTGACACCTTCAATATTGGGAACATTTGTATACCCAAAAACGTCAGCAACCATTGAGACTGCAGAAGCAACTGTTGAAATACCAGATGCTACGGCTGCTACAGTACCTGTGATAAAATCACTAGGATCGGGACCATTCGCTGCTGCGGCAGCTCCAGCTATTGAAGCAACTTTACCAGCGGCTCTGGCCACTGCTGAAGCTGGTTTCGAAATAGATCCAGCGGTTTGATACTTATCTTCTCCGCGTTGTGATTCGACAGGCAAAACAGAACCTCCTTTATTTCCAGGTCCTGAACTAGCTCCGCCAGAGGACTTCTTCTTTTTCTTCTCATTGGTCGATTGCAAAGCAGCTAAGGCCGTCGGTCCACACATGTGAACATCCTCAGCCCAAGCATAAACTTGTATTGTGCAATCACTTCCAGATATGCTATTTGCATTAAGAAGAGTTGTGAAGCTCTTTAAATTCAGTGATCCTAATTCTTGCACCTCATTTAAATCGGTCAGATCCAACCAATTCTTATGATAAAAGAACGGTAATCGAAATTCCGCCCCTTGAGAATTAGCTGGATAAATCCAAATATGAGGTTGTTGTGATTTAGTAACTTTAGCACCTTCAAATCCTCCAGAAGGTCCACCTGCACCCCATTGGGGTAGTGGATTATAGAATGCACCAGCCAACCCATAATAAAATGGAGAAGCATTGATCATAATCTTAATTCTGAGATTACAGTTGACAAAGTTATAGTTTTCCAACTTGTTGCGTATCACTGGATTATTGAAAAATAAACCCCAAGGTTCCAGGGTTTGATCAATATCAAAGCCTTCTGTCCATGTATAGGTAGCTAACAATACAGGTCGCGACAAAAAATCCGCTAACTGTGAGTCAACTTTAAACCCATCCATATAGGAGGCATCTTGTATTGTATCAAACATCTCTACTTGACCAGGAGCTTCATCGATAAACGAAATAACACCATGATCTGTGGTTCCTGTATCCTCAAGTTGGATATCTGCGGTAACTTCATCTGTTGCTTGTAAAGGCAAACTCTGGGTTCGAGACAACTTTCTCGCATTCAGCGTCTCTTCTGAATGGAGCGCACGGGTAATCCCCCGTGTCACGGATTCCGAAAATGTCGGACTCATCACTACTCTTAAGGTGGCAGTATTACCTTTTAAACAGTTATTTCCAAGTCGAACTATGTTCAGTGTAAACCTGACTTAAAGTAAACACGTCATTCATAGGTTTTAGGTGACTAACCTACACCATTGCTAAATAGCAATTTTACGGAACGCGACGGTAAGTAAAACGCAACAACCCACACTACATTGGACAAAACTTCCAAACCTATAAAGTGTGCAATGTCAGTAACTGCTGTTACGTGCTACATTTTGGCTAAGACCTTATAGCTGAGGCCTATACGACACGACATATATTTTTTATAATTTTTAAATTTTTTGACATATACTTGTGATCTCCGTCTCACCTTCGACGTCCTAATAATTATTTGGGGTATTAGAAAATCCCGTGGCCATCCTATTGTTCAGGATCGACTCTATCATTGTACTCGGCCAGCAACTGTTTATAGCTGGGCAGCGTGGATTCTTCTACAAATCGTTCCAAATCACACTGAGTTACAATTTCCTTAAACATTTTCTGCTTTTGTTCGAAAATTTCTTTACCATAAAAGAAATATTCTCGGTTCGCGCTCGAAAGAACAGCAATAGCTTGTTCTTGTTCTGTAATAGATTTTGAACGAACCCAAGTCAAAAGCATTTTCTCAATAGATTCCTCATCAAGGGGAGCCATGTGTTTACCGACAGCTTTCTCCATACGCCACGTGCGCTTTAGGAACGAAGCATCGTCGATAGTAATATATGGCACACTTTCTGATGTTTTATCCGGCATGGTATAGATAACACCAATATCTGCTAATCTAGCAGAAATAACGGTGTGATTAAACCATGGAACATTATCAGAAACTCCCATGATATTGTCATCGCCATATGTCATCAAATTAACATTTTGTTTAAATGTATGACACTCCTTTTGCGGATTCTCCATATAATAAGCATATCTTATGTATAGAGAATTGACAATACAATTGATTATAACAGTCAAAGGATGTCCAGATGGGTTAGAACCAAATAATTGGATCAAATCTCCATTGAAATCTTGAAGTGAAAATGCTACATCAAATCCAATAGCTTGCACTACCCGTAAATCCTCAGCGGTGTAGTTACCTGAATATTCACATATATCGTGAATGAAAGTAAAGGCTGAAGTGATGATAGCGGCCAACATTCGTTTATCAAATTTTCCATAATCACCTGCTACAATTTTATCTCTTCCAAACGCTACAACATATTTGTAAAGCTGTTCCCACTCTGGGCCTTGGGCCACAATACCTGGGGCAGCTTCAAATAAATATCGGTTTTCTTGCATAACGCGAATGAAGGATAATAGGTATTTTCGGACAACCATACTCCATGGTAGGTTGGCTCCAGAAAATACTCGAGTTTTACCTGCCTCCTGCTTTGCAAAAGTTACAGGTTCATCTTTTAAATGAGCAGTGAAAACAGATCCAGATGTTTTACCTTGACGATATCTTTCTAGAATCTCAAAGTATATTTCTTTTATTTCATCAGTTACATCAACTGGATCCTCTAGATCATGCTGTGGTGGAATCGCAAACATGAAATGTTTCTTTGATTTACGAAATGGAAATCCCGCGGAGGTGTTGCGAACAATCTTGTCTACATAATTAACTCCGGCTGCACCATTGATCACAGTGAAATCATCATAAACATGTAAATTTGCTAGTTGTTCTTTGGGTAATGTATCCTTAATATCTTTAATAAAAGCTTTAGTACAAATGTCTAAGATATTAGTATCAACTTTATAAGGAATATTTAAACAATCCAAGGCTGCTAGGCGATATGGTTTCCACCCAAAAACGGGTTTACCAAAACGCTCAACATAACCGAATGATTTAGCAACTTCATGCATTAAAGTATTTTCAACTTTAGACTTACTGTTAGCTCGAAATCCTGCGAAAGAACCAAACACATTAGCATGGCCTTTTTCAATATATCTCAAGCATGATTTTGGATGTAAACTAACCAATTCAGCTTTATGATTTTGGGATTGTAGGATAGGTGGACTCACGTCTATGAAATAGCGTTTGCCCCATTCCTTTAATTCACCTATCACTGAGCTGTCAATGGCTGAAGCTGCGACAATATCTCCGGATCCTTGCATGTGAACACCCACAATGCAATATCCATAGTAAGATTCAGAAACCAATATAGAACCACAATCACCATTGGAAGTGGGTTCATCAACGAATCCAACCCATTTTGAAACTCTGGGTATGTACCCAACAGCCTTTATCAAAGCTGGGGTGAATTCAACGACGTGTTTAATATTAGTAACTCTTCTTTCATCTAAGGAACCATCTTCATTTTTTCCATAATAGAATGCGTGTGTATTAGCTTTGAATGAGGGTTCACAAAAATATTGTGTTAAATCTTTCTTAGGTGGTAGGTTTCTTACTATGAAACAACACAAATCCTTTTCAGGTAATCTGTAGATGTCACATTTACTCAAATTAAATGAGATGTTACTAGTGACGCCTTGTTTGGCAGATTGCTGTGTTAAATTTATTTCAACGAGGTCATAATAAGGAATAGAATGATTGTTTGTGATATACAATTGTCCTCCGATGCAAAAAGCCTTAGAAGGACGTGTATATGTTTCATCAACCTTGCTTCGTATAAATACACAATTAGCAGAAAATAGACGTTTAATATTGTCTATGTTACCCTTCGAGGAGAGTGTTGTTCTACTAACATCAGCAGGTGTCAGTTCAAATTTATCATTGTACCACACAGGGTCCCGTTTATCAATATCAGAAGGAACGGGTTTAGATCCGACTTCATCACTCTTGGACTGTTCGGGTTTAGATTCGGCTTCTTGACTTTTTGATTGATTGTTTCCTTGTAGATCATGTGAATTTTGGTAGATCTTGTATGTAGCAAATATAACTGCTATAGCAGCTGGAATGCCGATCAAATATTTAGGTCGTGCATATCGTTCACATGCTCTATTTCCAAGATTAGCAAAAAATTGTCGTGCAAAAGCGGGTCGACTTAAGAAGTAGTGCACTATATAACCACATCGCCCAAATCCCATATAAGGTAGGGCAATTAGCAAAATAGCACTGAATACTTCACAGAGCACATTATAGCAGGTATTTAACCATGCAAATTTCAATAGGTCAACTTCGACTGATTGCAGCTGGCATTTACAGTATGCCAGTGGTAGTTTACAAATTTCACATGCCTTAGTTCTTCGAATATTTTCAACAGCTTTTTCAACGACATTTTGATTGTTGTTAAATTCATTAATAGTTTGGGTATACCATGAAATAAATTCTGGCATTTCCAGTCCATCATGAACAAGATCAAAGGTAGCTTGAAGCTGAATTGTACGGGTAGTATCAATAGGTGTCGTTTTAACTTTTTCAACCTTGAAATACCACAAATCATCATAAGAATCTTTTGGTACAATTGGAACTCGAGACGGATCTAACATCCCCGTCTGAGAATCCATATATTCGGGTTTCACAGTAGGTGTGATTATATAAGGAAATCGCCGTTGTACAGCACTTGGGCAAGAAAAGTATGCGTGTGCATTAAGATTTTTGACATTAGTAGTGGCTACAACTAATTTACAACGCAAAGGGATTCGCCCTTTGTCTTCAAGAGAAGCTTGGTTAGGTACGAAATTAGCGTCATTCATGACTCCGATAATTTCATTTACTGATTTCGGGTCTCCTAAATTAGGATGTTCATTACTGATATCGTCCAATACAAGCGTGTGCATGCATGTGCGAAAATTATTCCAAAATTCTTCGGTACAATTTCTGAAGTATATGTATTCATCTTCATCATCTAAATTATTGATATTACAAAATTGATTGATCAATATTCTAGTGAGAGAAGTTTTTCCAATTCCGGAATTACCGAATAATAATATTCCAAAAGGTGCTTTCCGTGCTTTAGTGGCACCACGAAATGTTAAAATATCCAAACGTATGGATCTTAATTGATTGACATATCGTGATACTACTGAAGCATCAAACTTATTCATAATCTTAGCACATTTTAGGATATCTGTTCCTTTCTCCAATAAATCATCTAATTCTGCCAGGAACGAATTTTCGTCCAGAGCTTCAGTTTGATTGATATATGCTGATCGTTCAATAATATCACAACAACGTTTGTGAAACTGAACATATTTATCAGAACTGTGGAATATAGATGATGAATAGCCATCTTTGTAGATTTGATAACCTTTTTCACATAAAAAAGTGATAGTATCAACTACAGTGAAGGCAAAATCTCCTTTAGAACTATACTGTTTCTGAAGCAATTCTGTTTCAATTTTGGTATATCCAAAACTACCATAAGCGAAGTCAGGATCTTTAAAAAGGAAAAATGTAAGAATATACATAAAGAATTTGTGTAGTTTTTTAACTAGAGGTGAATCTTTCATCATCACATAATTATCTAGAACATGTCTTATTTTTGAAAAAATATTTTCATCATCATCAGATTGTAAATCCATATCAAAAATAATAGACATTGCATCAGATAGGCAAGTGGCAAATTGTTTAGTTAATCTTCCGTCTAACATTGTAGTAACGGCTCTACCAATTGCAAAAGATACATCATTCATATCTCGGGCTCTGAGCATATCATAGCCGAAATAAAGAATTCTTTCTAGATTGACATATACGTCTGCATCTCCAATTTTTTGTTGAATATCTTCGAGATTATTCAAAAGAATTGTTAACCAAGAAAAACAAACAACAAAAGGTTTGTAATTAATGGACTGCAATTGTTTATCATCACCAAATAGATAAAATAATAAATCATCAAGAGTTTTTCCATTGGATATTTGTATAAAGATACGCGGTATTGGGTTACATGTGAATAGTACATAAAAATCTTCAGTTTGGATCACATTTCCATTTCGAAGATCAAATAGTGTTTGAATTCCAGATACGGTATCCGAATCAAGGATTTCAAAGTGTTGCACTGGTGGTCCATCTCCTGCATTATTCGAAGAGTATTCAACTCCAATTTGAATAGTATTGTCAGGATTGAGAAAATATTTATAAGTATGGCGACGATTCCAAAGAATCGTTTTAACGCATTCGAGTTTATATCGAGCTTCTAAACCAACATTAATATATTTAACTGCTGTTGCTTGAACTCCCATGAGTTGCTTGTGTCTGCGGTCCATATTCCTGCCATGCGGCATTTCTAAAAGAACATTATATGTCGCTTTAAGCAATTGTTTATAAAATGTGGTTTTATATATAGAAGGGTACTTATGATAATTATGAATCTCTGCGAGAACATAAGGTTGTATTAAACGAGTTATTTCTTCATAATTAAATTCAGGTCCATCACCTGCATTGTTTGATGAGTATCTGACGCCTAATTGGCGTGCAAATGGATTATGATAGCAATATTCATCTCTATCCATAATAGAATTTAATCTATGTGAACTGAGTTGATCCATGCGATCTTCATTAACCATCCAATCAAAAAGTGATTGTTCATTTTCATATTTTCTGCTCTTAGCACGTTTACGAGTTTTACCTCGCAAATATACTTTAGCATTAGTCATCCATGTGCGGATTTTGCTGGTGCCACAAGGGCGGGTTTTTGGGTTTAAAAAGCTCGAATTCATATTAGTTGTACTCTAGCTTTTTGAGATCGTGTTGTATCGCCCGGACATGGCTATCCCCTCGGGTTAAACGTGGGTCGGTAAATGGTCAATTCATAAAAGGATTAACAGATTCATTACTTCTGTATTATAATTAATCTTTTACACGTGAGCTCGCGACCGTTCTACATACTTAAAAAAGTAAAACGAGCTGAGAGGTGTTCAGACAAAGTAGTCTTTGATTTTAATTTCCTCCAATTACTTCAATTTCATTCCTGTCTTTTGTAGTTTTTTATTGTTTCTAATTTTATATTTTTTATTGAATTTACGTCACATTATATAAAACAAATAAAGGGGGGTTAATTTGTAAAGAAGTTTATTCTTCTAATTTTAAAGAGTTTATTCTCTGTAACATTGATGTTATATAATCAAAATAAGCTATAAAGGTATCATAGTAGCAATCCATTAATTTCGGCGAACTTAATGGTTGGGTATGAGTAAGCCGTATAGGGATTTATGTTTTAATTTCTTTCAATGTAATCGTCGTCCTGTGAAGGACACGTATAAAAATGCGGGAAAAATTCCCG